GAATGTCCTTTACTTTCATTCTTAGGTAACCCACCACCGCCACCTGTAAACCTTGCTCAAGTTGTTTCATGTATTGACGAATGCTTTTAAAGGGTAAAAAATCAAACTATTTCTATAGCCATCCTTGTAAGTTGGTGTTATTGGTGTAACTCCATGCACATTTTTCCAAGCTGGATAAACAAGTATTGAATTATTTGCACTGTCCATTGTTGCGCCATAATCTGGAACGTGCAAATTTCCTCCTTTTGCGTTTAATCTTTTGGTAATTATTACATTTACTGCCCCAACTATGTTACCCGTATCTCTGTGGAAAGGAGCTGAAATATTATAATTGGAAATTGAGCTAGTCCATAAGTTACCAAACTTCCATTGATTGTCTACCTCTTTAAATAACTCAATTTGCTTTGCGTGCTGCTCAGGTAATATTTCCTTTATCAATTTTTCACTTTCTTTGGCCAGAAGTAACATGGCTTTAATAAAGGTCTGGGCTGTCTTAACTGAGTGTACACTTGAAATGTTTGGATAAGGCCTCCTAACCATAGGCTTTGGAGGTATGCCGCCTAAAATACATGACATTTGGCTAACCTCAGCAACCTCTCCCTCTCCCCTCCAATCTATTTTGAACTTTCCTTTTATTGCTGTTAATCTGTCTAAAATAGACTTAGGAACACTTTTACTTAAAAACTCTGAGTTAGCCAAATCTGCAAGTTTGCACATTTTTAGAGGCATCTTTTTAATATAGAAACCCACAGCCTCACCATCCTCGTAAAAGATGCAGTCCTCCGTTATGTTCGGTTCTATGTAAGGACAGGGCTGTCCTATCTTGGTGCTGTGTTCAACCTTTATTAAATCAATTCTTTTCATTTTATAGATTTTAAAGGTTTAATACTTTTTAGCCTTAAACTTGTTTTCCCGCCCTTTTTATAATTAATCCCACTTATATAATTAGGATATTTTTGCAGCATTAATTTAGCTGTGTCAGATTCCGTTTTAGCAGTCCTACCTTGAAAACCTCCTTTTGTGCCATAATACTCAACTCTTAAAGCTATGTGGTTAAATCGAAAGAGTGCGCCACACAAAATAAAGTGCTGGATGCTTTTCTCGAAATCAGATTTATCCGAAACTGTTATCTTTACTTTTTTATTATTAATAACAAAGCTAAAAGGATCCATTATTAAGCATAAATTATAGGTTACTTTTTTACCACTCATAAACATATTATTTGGAACAGGGTAAAAACCTCCGTAGCTTATACCGTTAAGCTGCATATTAGAAAACATTATGTCGATTACATCTAATAATTTATCCTTTGTAATTTTGGCTAATTTGTTTTCTTTTAGCTCTAAAATACAAGTAACATCATCATTCATGTAAATTATTTTTTGCTTATCACTAAAGAATGAAGTAATAAAATTATCTACATTGGCCACCCCTTTAGGGGCTTTAATTATATTTATTTTTTTATACTTTTCACTATAGAGTTTAACATCTGAATGTAAACTGACAAAAACAAAAACTTTTGATAAGTCGAATCCGTACTTTAATATGATTTTAGAATAGGTTTTATCAAAAAATCTATCAACTCTTTCATGAGATTTTACCACAAAAACGACATCTTTCATAATTTATTTTTTTCAGTGTTTAGATAGTCCATAATCATCTTACCAACATAAGCCCCTTTACTCCTCCAGTATTTAATTAATTCATAAGCCTCTAAATAGTGGTCTGGGTGGAATTCTATTTGAACAGCTTTTTTTACACCGTTTGCCATATCCTCTATTTTGTTGCTTATATCATCTTCATCCTCTAACAAAGTATAATCTATTTCTACAGGAAATTGCCAAACATCTAGGCCAAAACTTTCCATCTCTAAAGCATCCCACTCATTAGCCAATATATCCCAATCCCACTCTCCAAAACCTACATTGTCTTTTATGATAAACTCCCTTTCCTGTTCCTCAGTTAGCCCCTCAGCTTTTAAGATGTAAACCTCTTTAAGTCCAGCCTCAGCACAAGCCTTTAACCTCATGTTACCACCTAATACAATCATGTCCTTATTTACCACTATAGGCCTAAGTTTTAACATCTCTGGAAACTCCTTAATAGAATTTACCAGCTTCTTAAATTTGTCCTCCTTTATAACTCTGGGGTTGTCTTTATTTGGCTTAACCTTTCCAATTTTTACTAATTCCATTTAATCCTCTTCTTTTGGTTTTTGTTTATTTAATACCCAGCTTGGGGCCAGGAGCTCATTGCCTCCACTTGTTACATCTATCCTCTCAATTCCATAACCTCTTTCCCTCCCTCTATTATTCAGCTCGTACATGATCAAAGTATTACTACCTGGCTCCTTCTTTTGGATCCTACTGAGTAGCTCGTTTTCTAAGAAGTCTAATCTTAAATTCATTACCTCGCTCACCTTCTTTGCAAAGTCTTTGTCCTCCTCCTTCCATCGGTAAAAGATGGTTCTAGAAATACCTACAGCCTTACAGGAGGTTGTGACTATGCCCATAGTTTTCTCCATAGCTTCGAGTACTGCACCTTTGGCAATTCGTGTTCTCTCTTGCTCCTCTTTTTTAAGGTGTGTACTATTGACAACTAATTTCTCACTCTTAACCTCTTCTTTGTCCTCCATGTTTACTGATTAATTAAGGTATTGGTAAGGCTCATAGTCACTCACTAGATTATCCATAGGCTCATAAAGCTCTATGTTATCACAGAAGGGTATGTTTAAAGAATCTGGAAGGTTTATGGTGGCTACTCCTATATTTGTCCTCTCATAAACTTGACCGTTTAGGAATATTTTACAAGTCATTTCTTGAGCTCCATTACATAAAGGTTGGAAGCTATCAAACTCATTACACCCTCCACTATTTCCATAAGTGTACCAATCCATTTTAAAGGGGTTTAAGCTCACTAATGAATCTTGTACATCATAATCTAAGTCTGTATAAAACCATTGGACTGTGAGGCCATCTAAGGGCAAATAAAGATAAGGGTTACCATTACACTTTACCCTGTGCGTGGCATCCCAATCTAACCCACAGTTTACATCTTGTATTTTGTTATTCCATAAAGGGATTACGTCTACAATATACTCAGCTCCATAGTTTATTAAGAACTCATTAATATCTTCTAGGGTGTATGTGGTTCCATATCCGGAAAACACTACCTGAAAATCATTAATATCGACTAATCCATTAAAGTCAAAATCAAACTTACAAGGCTGGTTACTGCTTTCTTTTAATAGTCTGGAAACCTCCTCCATGGGGATTTCTTGAATGTTATGCCTCACCAGTTCTTGGTGAAGGGTTTTGGCTGTTTCTGCATCAGTATTAAAAAGGAGTTTATTACATGAGATGGCAATGAGGGCCACTAATGCAATTAAAAACCAAATAACCGTAGGGTGGGTGTATTGTTTCATTTTATTTTAATCTTCTAATAGAGTGAATAGCTTATTATCTATGGCATAAATTAACTGAATGAAGTATCTGGGATTTGTAATTTCGCTAGAGGTAATAGAATTATAATTATAACCATTGGTAACTCTAATAGTTTTCACCTCTAAAGTGGTGAGCTTTGTTAGCTGCTGAGGTGTGAGATTAAGATAGGCATTACCTTCACAATTAAAGTCATTCCAGGAGGTTAAAGTGATCTTTGTATTATCCTCAAATAGAATGATTATTTTGTTATCCTCCACACAGTTTCCCAGCCCTATTAATTTGGCAGTAAGAAAACCAAACTTACCTTCTGTGAGATGTATGGTTAATTTAGCTCCTCTGCTCCTATCCTCATTTGCCACCACTAAATCATAAGAGGTCATGTAATAGGTTTTGTCCTCCATTGTATCCTCCCAGTAATAAACGTAGGCACTATCTGTTTGGGCTTGTAAATTTATAGCTCCTAAAGCTATGGCAAGTATCAAAATTGTTTTTTTCATGTTTGTTTGTTTTTATTAGTAAAATACCTCCTTATCACGTAGCTCCTTGCTATGCTTAAAAAGGTAAAGTATAAAGTTATTAATATGTTTTTTCCTGTTGTGCTTTCTACTCCCAACAAAGGGAGGATAATAAATAATGAGATTAAGGAAATTAAATATGCAATAGTTACATTCACTAAAGATTCTATAAAAGACTGTTTTTTTGTCTGCATTATTTTATGTCTTATTTCCATTCGTAAAGAACCAACCAAAGGATTCATTAAAGAACTCCTCAAAGTGTCTCCATGCCCTTCTTAGGGGTATTAAGAAGCGTGTTATGTATTCTCTAGTTCTCACTTAGTGTAATTTCTATTTTCTTAATTACTTTCTTTAAGTCATTTATTATACAAGGTGGGCAGCTCGTAGGGGTTTTCCTTGTTCCTAGAATATCACTGTATAGGAAATAAGCCTTTTGCAAATCTTTTGCGCTCACTCTTTCTAAACTTAGAATATCTTTTAGAAATTCCTTGTTATCCATTAGCTCCTTCATCTCCTGTTTAGAGCTGCCCCAAATATCCAGAGGGCAACTTCCAAACTTTAACTTTGTTTTGTAATCCATAAAAC